CGTCGTGCCCGCAGCGACTAGGCCGTAGTGAAAGCCGCCGATCTTGCGCCAATTGCCCGCGCCTGGCGCATTGACGAAATCGGTTGTGGCTTGAATCGTTGCATCGTCCTTCACCCAGATGGCGTAATCCGTGCCGCCTGTGAGGGCTGGCATGGTGACGGGTGTATTCGATGTGTAGGATACAACAGTGCCAACCACCTCCACCTTTGTTCCGGCCTTGATCGAAAGTGTATCCGCAGCTGTTTTGGCGAAGGCGGGGTTTAGGTGGTCTGTTTTATAATATAAACCAGCGGAGCTTATTTGAGTTGATAGCTCTGCCGCGATCACGTCGCCCATCTCTTCCCAGGCATCGTTCGCCATGTTGCGCCGCCATCGCGTGCCGTCGGTCAGCGTCACTTCCATACCGGCGACGAGGTTGGTGGCGGGCAGTGATGCGCCGCTGAATTTGCTTTGCAACGCAAGCAGCGCTGCCTTGGTTATTGTCCCAAGCCCAGCAGGCGTCGTAACGGCTGTATCTATCGTGTTGGTATCCCATATCTGTGACATTTTTCCTCCTTAATATCCAAAAACTTCCACGTCCACCATGCCAGCTTTGGCAGCCAGCACATCGTCGTAGACATCGATATCCACGCCGTTTATGGTTTTGTTTGAAATGGTGAAGCGGTCGCCTGCGAGCCCATTCAGTAGATTGACTTTTATGGTATTGACTGCAATGAGCGGCGGGTCAAAAGCCAGCGACAGGCCGCCAGATGGCACGATTTTGTTTGCGAAGCGCAATACTTTGTCCGGCACATCGATAGTCACAATGAAATGATCGAGTTTTATCTGATAGCCCGGTTGAGCAACAAAACTGGCGCGCAATTTGTAATGACGTAGCGTACGCAGGCCTGCCGCGAAGGGCTGCCATCCAGTCCAGGTGATTCCATCGATCGAGGTGTTAATCTCGTATAAAGATGCCACCACGCCGACCGGCCCTTCAAGCGTCCAATTGTTAGAATAATTAATAAGCGGCAGCACCAACGAATCCAGCGATTGGCCAAGCGTTAAGATAAATATCTTCGGCAATATAAATAGATTGCAATTAAGCACCCCCCCAATGTCATGCGGGTCGGTGATGTAGCTGCCCGACGAGATGATCCCGCCTTCGCTCATAAGGCTGCTCGGATAGGTATCGAGAGAAAGAGGTAGGTCGTCCAGCACATTGGAGTAACCCAGCGTCAGCGCCGCCCCATCAATCACCATATCAGTCAGCGTGCCGCCCCATCCATAGGTGGCGTCGTCGTCGGTCAGCACCACGTTGATGTTGCTGTTCGCGGCGATGATGCTTTGTGCGGCCGTGGTTGAGTAATTCGGCACAGGGGCGACGGTGTCGAATGCCTTAATAAGGTATGTGCCGCCTTGTGGAGAGCGGATGGACAGCGCGGTGCGCGGGGTGTTGCCGACCGCTACGGCAGTGTCCCAGCTGCTCCCCAAGCGGATCTCGTAACCCGCCACGTCCAGCTCATCATTACCGTGCCAGCTGAAGTACAAATCGCTTCCGTTGCGCGTAGCCGTAAAACCTTTCACAGTCTGCGGCGGCGCTAGCTTGCCGGTGACTGTATGGTTGATGTATTGCCAAATAGATGACGGCGAGACGCCGAGGTTGGAATAGGGTTTGAGCGTTAAGGCGTAAGCCTGCCCGCTGACAACGCGCTCGCGCGTGAAGGTACCACTGGTCGATGAGCCTATTAATGTGCCGCCCTCGACTACATCAACCCGCTCCGTATTGATGGTGTCGAAAATGATGTCCAGGTTCACCTCGATGTTGCCGCCCGCGGCCAGCACCATCTGCTCTTCGACGGCGAAGCGGGTGATGCGCGGCAGCGGCGCGGCCGCCGATACATCCTGCGTCTCCAGCGCGGGAAGGCCGCTATCCAGCCCGTACAAGCTGGCGTTGTATTCGATGAGCGAGAGTTTGGCGCGCTGATCGCCATCCCGCTGTACATCCAGTACTAAAAATTCTTTTATTGCCTTGCCTGTCTCGCCGAGCGCCCACACGTCATAGATCGACGGCGCGGAGGGAAATGCCTCGGAAACATCCACCGCCGAGACGGTGCCGGCAGTGGTGGTGATGGTGCGCGTGACCAACGTATCGTCAGCCAGGCGCAGCTTCAGCTCGTAGGCGATGCCTGATTCGAGTGACACGCTCTGGTCGAGCTGCAAGCGGGTGGTAGTGCTGCCTGATGCGGCGCGGCCGCCGACCCCCCATCGGGTGATATCGTTCTGCACCCAAATCAAGTCGCCCGCTGTGCAGGCGAGTGCGTCAATATCCACACCAAGGATGGCAGTGCGCTTGAGCAGCTCGTTGCGCTTGAGTCGGTAAAACGCTTCGCGCCATGCTTGCGAGGCGCGAGTGATACCGCGCAGGCCGATCTGTATGCGCTGGGCAGCGGTTTCGCTAATGGCGGCGTTAACCACGGTCAGTGTGTCGCGCGCGTAATCCTGCGCGGCGTTCGTGTATCCAACTTCGATGCTGGCGGCGCGGTCCTGCATGGGCAAGAAAGTCTCATTGAAGCTGTTGACGTTTGTGTTCCCGACTGTAAAAAGCTGCGCGGGTGTCGCGCGCGCATCGTCCACTACAATAAATATTTTAGTGCCACGCATGACGAGCTGCGCGCGGGCGATGGCGCAGACTTCCAGCGCGGCTTCCCACAGGCTGGTGGCCGTGTCGAACACGCCGTCGAAATAACAGCGCGCCTCGGCGCCACCATGCCCGTCCGTGACTAAGGTGTCGCAGAAATCCGCCCAATTCATAAAACTGGACAGATCGAGCCGCGAGGGGTCGAGCCCATCGTAGCGCACCACCGCATGGCTGTTGTTCAGCACTGGTTGGGTCAGAATGTCCCAGCAGATCCACGCCGGGTTGCGGCTAAACTGGCTGACCCATGCTGAGCCGTTCCAGACGCGCACGATGGCGCAATCTGCCAAACAACTAAAATTCATTGATCCTGATATCTGGTCTGTGGCTAGCGCATCCACCGCCGCTAAAACGGTGCGAGGATATTGGAAGTCGTCGTACATCACTTCGTTTATTTCGGCCAGATACAGGTCGTCGCCGTAGCGCGTGTCGGTCTGGTCTGCGCTGAGGTTGGTGCAGCGCACTTTGTAGCGGGTGCCACGGTCGAGATTATCGATGCGCAGCGTGCGGCGGATGGGTTGCTGGCTTTTCCCCGTAATGGTGATGGAATCGTACACCTCGCTGGTCACTTCGACGTTCCCGGATAGCCAACGCCACCTATATATCCCGGACACATCGCCGTCTATATGATCTGTTCGTATCACCGATCCGGCGCTAGCCTCTTGCCAGACAGAAATATTTTCACGGCTAACACGTTTGTATATAAAGCGCCCTAGCGACCACCTGCCGGGATATGAGGTGATAACAGAGCGCGCCTCAATCTCTACGAATTGCCAACTGCTGCCACCGTCCGCAGAGATTTCGACCGAGGTGTACACCGACACCGCATCCAGACCGCCCGCATCGTTGGCATACCAAAGCCCGCTCGGACAGACCAACACGATCTCCAGTGCGTTGTAATCGTCGCCCACGGTGTCGCGCGACACCGGACTGCCGGCGACCACCTTGGAGCCGATGTTTTGGTTCTGCCGGGTGTCGTTGAAGGCGGGGATGATGCTCTGATCCAGCTCGCCCATGCGGGCAGTGATGGTGACGCCCTGGTAATAGCCGACCGGCTGGTTATTGAGTTTGAAGTCGGACAGCGCGCTGTACGGGCCTTGACCAAGGTCGACCAACAGATGCGCGATTTGGCTGAAGCCGGTGTCGCCAGTGGATTCAATATATCCGGCAATGATATTTCCGAATAGTTTGTTGCGGCCGTAGGCGCGATGGATGGCCCCGCCCGGGGTTTGGGTGGTCGCTTGAGACCATGCGTAGGCCTGTGAGACATCGGACGACTGGCGGCCAGGGAGAGAGGGTTTGCTGGGGGCCAACAAAGCGCCGATAAGCGCAGATCCAAGTATCGAGTAGCCGGCGGTTAGCGCCAGCAGCCCAAAGCTACCTGCACCACCAAACGCACCGCCTGTCATGATGGTTGTGTATCCGGCTGCGTACGGCGCAAAGGCGATGACCGCAATCGTAAGGATCACACCCAGCGTCTCGCCATCATGCACCGCCGGCATCACCACCATCTGCTCACCGGGTCGCAGCGCGCGCGATGCCCATGCGCCCGGCGCGATCATCTCGCCATCGATAGCGACTTGCAGCGCTGAGTGGCAAGGGAAATGCGTGGAAATTAATTTTGAAACAGTGACATCGCCCAACAGAGATACCAGCCGTTCGTCGCGCTGGCGGCGGTCAAACGGGTTGCGCACGATGACTAATGAGCTTTGTGGAGTCATGTGCGCCGCCCCGTGTAGCGATAAAACCCAGCGATACGCTCCGCCCATTCAGGTGCATCCAGCCGCTGGACGGTAACGCCACGCCGCGAGCTCGTGTGAACGAAACGCCCACCTTCCAGCACCATGCCGATGTGCGACATCCATGGGCCGATGCGCAACACGACCGCGCAGCCGACCTCTGGTGTGGCAAGCGGCTGCCATTCTGCGGCAGCAGCGGCGTGGATGTCTGCCTCGCGCTGGGCCAGGTCGTCCGGTGTGGGATGGTTGGGGATGGGTGTGCCGCGCCGGCGACATAACTCGGCGAACAAACCGAAGCAATCGTACGCCTCAGGGCCGCGCGCACCGGCTTGATATCTAGCAGCCATCAGGTCGTTGAGTTTTATCATATAAACCTGGGCGCCCCGGTGATGCCGGGGCGTCCGCCAAAACGGGCGGTGTTGTCCAGCACACGGCAGGCAAACAGGGTTCTGGCGCAAGTGGTCGCGCTGCCAGCGTAAGCACATTCCGCGCTTCTAAAACCCCAGTTGCAGGAATAAGGTATGGCGGCCTGCAGCGGAAAGCGGCGGCGCAAAGGGTTCTCGGCACCGAGCGCGAAGGTGATCCATTCAGCCGTCGAATCAGCCGCCAGCACGGTGTAGTTCAGCGTCAACTCGGTGTAGTCCGATGCGAGATTGTCCGCATGTACAACCGCCAACACAACCGCGCACCCAACCAACCCATCGTGCGCTTCCATGTACGGTTGCAGTGCGCGCTCTGGGTTGGCGACCTTAAGACTTACCCCCTGGATGCGACCGTCACCACCGTTGCGGATCTCGCCGATGTCAAA